TCAAGCATACGCAGATGGTTCTTGGAATGGTGGCGGTGCTGACTATGCAGAATACTTTGAATGGGCAGATGGAAACACAGATAGTGAAGATAGACGAGGTTACACAGTAGTTCTTGAGAATAATAAAATAAGAAAAGCTACAAGTGATGATGATGCTTCTATTATTGTAGGTGTTATATCTGGTAATCCATCAATGGTTGGAGACAGTGACATTGGTCAGTGGAAACATAAATATCAAAGAGATGATTATGGAACATATATTCGTGATGAAAGTGGTAATAGAGTTTTAAATACTGATTATGATGAAAGTCAAGAATATGTGTCTAGAGAAAATAGATACGAGTGGGATACTGTAGGTTTAATGGGTAAACTTCGTATTCGTAAAAATCAACCAACAGGTTCTAACTGGATTAAGATGCGTGATGTATCTGAAACAGTAGAAGAATGGTTGGTTAGATAGTCTACCTAAATAAAAGACAATTCAAGAATTAGAAGCTCGTATCACTGCTCTAGAATCAAACTAATTTTCAAAATATCTAACACACAATCCTTATAAATAGAACAAAGGAGACTGTGTTCGATGGCAACTATTTCTAATTTATTCATAGACCAAAGTGCTGATTTCACTACTACAGTGACAATCAACGATTCCGCTGGTTCTGCACTTGATTTGACAGGTTATACTGCACTTGCGATGATTCGCAAGACATATGCATCTACAACTGCAACAACATTTACTTCGACATTTGAAACGCCAAGAACTTCTGGTCAAATCACAATTTCACTAACAGACACGCAAACCGCTGCTCTTGAGGACGGTAGATATGTTTATGATTTAGTCATAACAGATTCTTCTGGTTCTAAAACAAGAGTGGTAGAAGGTATTGCAACTGTAAACCCAAGCGTATCAAGGTAGAACTATGGCAATTACAGCAACAGTAAATACACCAAGAACAGTAGTTGGTTCTGTATCACAAGGAAACCAACCACAAGTAACTCGTGTAACAGTTCCAGGCCCCAAGGGGGATTCTGGATCAGTTGTGGGAGCTGCATCTCTGCAACTCTCTGGATTATCAGATGTTGATACAACATCTTTTCCATTATCAGATGGTTCTTTGTTGCAGTACCGTTCATCTACTGGAAAGTGGACTGCCCGAAACGAACTTGATACAACCACTGGAAATCTCGTATTGAGTGGTGGAAGTTTTTAACAATAGGAAGATAAAAAAATGGCATTAACCCTACAAATTAAAAGATCTACTGGATCAACTGCGCCATCATCCCTTGCAGACGGTGAACTCGCCTATACCCACGGCAACGAGAAATTCTATATCGGTGATGGTTCTACAGTAAAACTAATCGGTGGTAAGGCGTATAACGACCTTATTGACCATACCGCTGGAACTCTGACTGCTGGTTCTGCTATCCTTGTTGATAGTAACAAAGCAGTAGATGATTTCATTGTTGGTAACAACTCAACAACTGGTGGTTCTATGAAGTTCAAAGAAGGAACTTCAAACGGAACAGACCATGTCGCACTGAAGGCTCCAAACTCACTAGGTGCAAGTGTAACCTTTACACTACCAAGTGCAGACGGTTCTGCAAGTCAGTTCTTACAGACAAATGGTTCTGGTGAACTCTCTTTTGCAGATGCGGTAACAGCAGAAGCAGTTGAAGATATTACTGCGGCACAGTTAGTAACAAACGGTTCACACACAAGACTGACTGCAACTTATGACGATGCCGGTGACGGTGCAATTGACTTGGTTGTAGACAATGACTTGGCAAACTATTCAAATGCGAACACAGGGTTTATCACTGCAAGTTCTACAGACACACTAACTAACAAGTCTGGTAATATCTCTCAGTGGACTAACGATAGTGGTTATCTAACATCGTTTACCGAAACAAACGACTTGTCTGCTGCAGTGACTTGGGCAAATGTTCCAGATGCAAATATTACAGAAAGTTCTGTTACACAACATGAGGCAGCTCTTAGTATTACAGAATCACAAATCAGTGATTTAGGTTCTTATATTGAAAATGTTGTTGAGGATACAACTCCTCAGTTGGGTGGCACACTTGACGCCAACGGCAATGACATTGACATGGGAACAAATACCATTACCGACACAAAGGTTGGACAATGGGATACTGCATATGGTTGGGGTAATCACGCTTCTGCTGGATACTTAACATCCTTCACAGAAACAAACGACTTGTCTGCTGCTGTTGTTTGGGCAAACGTACCAAACGCAAATATCACACAAGGTTCTGTGACACAACATCAGGCTGCACTTTCGATTGCAACCACACAGTTGACAGGAACAATCACTAACGCACAACTTGCTGGTTCAATCGCAAATGCAAAACTTGTAAACGACTCTATCACAATCGGTTCTGATTCAACTGCATTGGGAACAACCATTACGGACTTGAATGGTATCACTTCACTTGATGTTGATAATATTACAGTTGATGCAAATACAATTTCAACCACAGACACAAACGGTGACTTGACACTTGCTCCAGACGGAACAGGAACAGTCACAGTTCCTTCTGGTTATGAGGGCCGTGCTGGATTTGGTTCAGACTCACTCGTAAACAAGTCTTATGTTGACAGTGTTGCAAACGGACTAGATGTTAAAGAATCAGTTCGTGTCGCTACAACTGGTGACTTATCTGCAACATACTCTAACGGTGCAGGCACATTGACTGCTGGTTCAAATGGTGCAATCTCTATTGATGGGGTTTCACTTTCATTGAACGACAGAGTTCTTGTTAAAGACCAAACCACACAGACCGAAAACGGTATCTATAAGGTAACAACAGTTGGTTCTGGTTCTGCTGCATTTGTTCTTACAAGAACACCAGATGCAAATGATGCTGCTGAACTTACTGGTGGTGTGTTCACATTCGTTGAAGAGGGAACTGCAAACGCTGATAACGGTTATGTTGCAACTCACAACGGAACACCAACATTTGGAACAACGAATATCACATTCGATCAGTTCTCTGGTGCTGGACAGATTTCTGCTGGTAACGGTTTAACAAAAACTGGTAACACTATTGATGCAGTAGGAACTGCAAACCGTATCTCTGTTACTGCAAATGCGATTGACATTGCTTCAACTTACGTTGGACAAAGTTCTATCACTACATTAGGAACAATCGCAACAGGAACATGGAACGCAGACACAATTGGTGTTGCATATGGTGGAACAGGAATTACATCTGCCGCAAAGGGTTCTGTACTTATTGCAAACTCTGCTAATACTTTCAGTGCTCTTGATGGTGGTGGTGCAAATGATGGTTTCCTATCTTACAGTGCATCTACTGACACAATCTCATGGGCTACAAGTATTGACGGTGGAACATTCTAATAAGTAGTCGTAGGAGATAAAACATTATGGCTACTATTGCGATTAAACCAAAACGCTCGGAGACGGCTGCTTCTGCACCATCTTCGGGCGATTTGGAAATTGGTGAAATTGCAATCAACTCTGCTGATCAGAAGATTTATACAAAAAAATCTGATGGAACAGTGGTTGAGGTTGCAAACGCTGGGGGCGGTGGTGCCTCTGAAGGCTTCGCAATAGCAGTAGCAATAGCACTAGGATAAGAAAATATGGCAATACCAACAACAAGAACAGATTTTAAAGAGTGGTGCTTAAGAAGTTTAGGTAAACCTGTCATCGAAATCAATGTTGATCCAGATCAAGTTGAAGATAGAATTGACGAAGCTCTACAATATTTCGCACAATATCATTACGATGGTATTGAGAGGGTGTATCTAAAATATCAATTGACTGCTTCAGATATCACTCGTGCAAGAGGTAATAATACTGGAACAACCGCAACTGATGTTGACGGTTCGACAACTGCAACTTGGTATGAACAGAAGAACTATATTCCTGTTCCAAGTTCGATTGTATCTATTGTTAAAGTATTCCCTCTGACAGATAAACAAGCATTGAATATGTTTGACATTCGTTATCAGTTGAGATTGAATGACTTGTATGACTTTAGTTCTACTTCAATTATTCACTATGAGATGACAATGCAACATCTAGATTTTCTAGATCACATTCTTATTGGTGAGACTGCTATTCGGCACAATCAACACCAAAACAGATTATACTTGGATGCAGACTTTCAAACAGATTATGTAGAAAATGATTGGTTAATTATCGAATGTTATCGTAAGATTGATCCAGCGACATATTCTGATGTGTGGGATGATATCTTCTTGAAGAAGTATGCAACTCAGTTGATTAAGAAACAATGGGGTGCAAACCTTTCTAAGTTTCAAGGTATTCAAATGTTGGGTGGTGTTGCACTAAACGGTGATCAAATTTATACACAGGCACAGGAAGAGATTGACAAGTTGGAAGAACAG